GAAAGGATTGGTTTAATAAAGCAATAAATACTTAAAAAGTATCTGATAATGGCAGTTAGAAAACCACCAGCAGAGAGACCAGGAACTCCTTTGAGTAATAGGAATTTCCTAGCACCTACTGGTTTTAAATTTACACTTAAGAGAAGTCCTGCTGCTGCATTTTTTTGTAATCAAGCAAATATTCCATCAATGGATCTTGGTGTAGCAACTCAACCAACGTACTTAAGAGATATTCCAACACCAGGTGATAAAATAGAATTTGGTGATTTAAGTATTAGATTTCTTGTTGATGAAGATCTTGTCAACTATATGGAATTGCAGAAATGGATTCGTGGTCTTGGTTTTCCAGACAGTCTTAAAGATTTTGCAGATTTGGAAAAGGAAGCAGTTATTAAACCAAGGTTTGCAAATAGAGGAGATAACATTTATTCTGATGGTACTCTTCAAATTTTAAGTAGTAACTTGGTTGCCAAGTTTAATGTTAATTTTAAAGACCTATTTCCAGTATCATTATCTACAATTACATTTGATGCAACTGATACTGATGTAGAGTACTTTACAGCAGAGGCAACTTTCAAGTATACTATATACGACCTAACCGATTTAGAAAATAAAGATTTATGAGTATTACTCTTGATAAACTTCAAGAGATGTGGGAGAAAGATTCAAAAATAAATCCAGATGAACTTCATACGGAGTCATTAAATATCCCCTCTCTACATGCAAAGTATTTTGAATTATATAATACAATCTTTCTATTAAGAAAGAAAGCAGAACAACAAAGAAAGAACATCCGTCATGAACGGTATGAGTATTTTAGTGGGAAAGCAGACCCAGATGTTTATATTGAGAATCCATTTCCAAAGAAGATAAGAGATAAAGATACCATGACCAAGTATCTTGATGCAGATGAAAAGTTATCTACATCAAATTTAAAGATAGATTATTATGATACGATGCTTGTTTATATTGAAAGTATTCTTAAGGTAATACAGAACAGAACATTTCAGATTAAGAATGCTATTGAGTATATGAGATTCCAGTCTGGGATGGGTTGACAAGGGTATCTAAATACCCATAGATGCTATGGGCGATGTGATTGACAAAAGAGCCAATCTTGTTATATCTAAAGCGAATGAAGTATTTTTAAAGGTAAATGCTGAACCTCATATTGAATATGAATTGAGGGATCATTTTACTTTTGAAGTTGAGGGTGCAAAATTTATGCCTCAATATCGCAATCGCAATTGGAATGGTGAGATACATTTATTTGATTTAAGATCAAAAAGAATTTATGTTGGGTTATTAGATAGAGTTATATCCTTTTGTAAGAGACACGATTACACATATAAGTTTGTAGATAACGAATATTACGGAACTCCTTATGAGGAGAATGATACAATATCATATGAAGGTGTCAAAGATTATATGACATCTATTTGTAATCACTCCCCCAGAAAATATCAAGTTGAGGGAGTATACGATGCACTAAAACATAATAGAAAGCTACTGATATCACCAACTGCTTCAGGCAAATCCTTGATGATTTACGCTCTTGTAAGGTATTATGTAGATAAAGGGAAAAAAATTCTTTTAGTTGTTCCGACGACATCTCTTGTAGAGCAGATGTATAAGGATTTCGAAGAATACGGATGGGATAGTCAGTCATGGTGTCATAAGATATATTCTGGGAAAGATAAGACTAATGAGTTTCCTGTTACTATTACCACTTGGCAATCTGTTTATAAATTAGAAAGATCATTCTTTACAGACTATGATGTGATCATTGGAGACGAGGCACATCTTTTTAAGAGTAAGTCTTTAGTATCTATAATGTCAAAATTAGAACATGCCAAGTATCGATTTGGATTTACTGGAACACTAGATGGAACTCAAACTCATAAGTGGGTACTAGAAGGATTGTTTGGTCCATCATATAAAGTAACCAAGACAGATGAACTAATGAGACAGGGACATCTTTCTCAATTAGATATACAATGTTTAGTTCTTAAACACGATCCTCGAAAGTTTGATACTTATAATGATGAGATAGAATATTTAATATCACATGAAAAAAGAAATAACTTTATTAAAAATCTTACATTAGATTTGGGAGGTAATACTCTGATTCTTTATAGTAGGGTAGAAGCACACGGTCAAGTTCTTTACGATTTAATAAATAGAAGTAAGCAAAGTGATCGCCAAGTATTCTTTGTTCATGGTGGAGTAGATGCAGAAGAGCGAGAACAAGTAAGGGAAATAACCGAAACAGAAAACAACGCAATTATCGTTGCATCCTATGGTACATTCTCAACTGGTATCAATATTAAAAACCTCCATAATGTTATCTTTGCTTCTCCAAGTAAATCACGCATACGCAACTTGCAAAGTATTGGACGAGTTCTTAGAAAAGGAACAAACAAAGTGAAGGCGATACTATATGATATTTCTGATGACTGTACTAAAGGGTCAAAAAGAAATTACACACTAAACCATTTTATAGAAAGAATTAAAATTTACAATGAAGAAAATTTTAACTATGAGATAATTACAATCCAACTAAAGACATGATAGAAGACGATTTTTATGCAACACTAAAATTACATTCAGGAGAGGAGGTATTCGCACGAGTTGCTGCTTCTGAAGAAGAAGATCGAACTATGTTGATACTTCATCACCCCGTCATCGTGTCCGAAATTAAAATTAAAAAAGGTGTAGTTGGTTATAAAGTAGAACCTTGGTTAAAAACAACAAGTGAAGATATGTTTGTTATGAATATGGACCATGTGGTAACAATATCTGAATCTAATGATATGGAAATTATAATGATGTATCAAAATTTCATTCGACAATCCTCTAAAGAAAGAGGTAATGAAGAACTTTTAAATAAAGAGATGGGTTATATTGCTAACGTAAATGATGCTAAAGAATTACTAGAGAAACTTTATAAACTTAATAAACCTAAAACTAACCCTTGAACCCTGACAGAGTTATTCTACTGTTATTTCGTCACCTTGTCAACTGTCTCCAGAAGTGTTATAATATCTACATAATAGTGGTAAAGACTTATGGCAATAGCTCCTGGTAAAACTATGGCAAGACGTAAAAGATCCGAGCATTATGTTAACAATAAAGAGTTCCTTGCTGCTTTAGTTAAATACCGTGAAGATGTTGAGATTAGATATATTAAAAAATATGGTGAACCACCTGATAAAGCAGGTAGAGCATCTAAATGGGATACCAAACCAGAGATACCAAGATATATTGGAGAATGTTTTCTAAAGATTGCTAACCACTTATCATTCAAACCAAACTTTGTAAACTACATGTTTAAGGAGGATATGATCTCCGACGGAATTGAAAATTGTGTTCAATACATACACAACTTTGATCCTGAAAAATCCAAGAACCCTTTTGCTTACTTCACACAGATTATACATTATGCATTTCTTCGCAGAATACAAAGAGAGAAACGTCAGTTAGATATTAAGAATAAAATTATTGAGAGATCTGGTTATCAAGAAGTTTTTGATGATAACAATAGTATTGACGGATCTAACTATGCGGAATATAATTCAATTAAAGATGCTGTACATGCGAAATTACGTAATTAATGAAAGTTGCAATCATAACTGATCAGCACTTTGGAGCAAGAAAGAATTCTAAATTCTTTCATGATTATTTTCTAAAGTTTTATAATGATATTTTCTTTCCTGCTATAGAAAAGGAAGGTATTACCACAGTCATTGATATGGGTGATACCTTTGATAGTAGAAAAGGAATAGATTTTGCTGCACTATCATGGGCAAAGGATTATTATTTTGATCGTCTCCGTGACATGGGCATCACTGTCCATACTATTGTTGGTAATCATACAGCATATTATAAGAATACTAATGATGTAAATGCAATAGATTTACTACTGCGTGAATATAATAATGTAAAAGTATATTCAGAAGTTAGTAGTATAGAGGTAGGTGGTTTAAATATCCTTCTTGTTCCTTGGATCAATCAGGATAATTATGAATCAAGCATTGGTTTAATTAAAAAATCAAGAGCTCCTGTTTGTATGGGTCATTTAGAACTGAATGGTTTTGTAGTAACCCAACAGATTCTAATGGATCATGGTCTTGATATGAAATACTTTAAAAAGTTTGAGAAAACATTTTCGGGTCATTTCCATACAAGATCAAATAATGACAATATCTATTACTTGGGTAATCCTTATGAGATCTATTGGAATGATTATGATAGCGACAGAGGTTTTCACTTCTTCGATACAGAAACTTTAGAGCATACTCCTGTTAACAATCCTTATAAAGTATTTTATAAAATTTTCTATGATGATACCGATCATCAAACTTTTGATTCCAGACCATATGAAAATAAGATTGTAAAACTTATTGTTCGTAAGAAAACTGACATCAAAAAATTTGAAAAGTTTATTGATAAATTATATGCATCAAATATATCTGAACTTAAGATTGTAGAAAATTTTGAATTTGGTGGTTATTATAAATCTGATGATTTTGAGGCATTCGAATCTGAAGATACTATGTCAATCCTTAACAGGTATATTGATGAGTCAGAAATTACTTTAGATAAATCTGTAGTACAAAAACTTATGCAAGATGTTTACCAAGAGGCATGTGAGGTGGTATAATGTATATACTAACTGTCAAAGGAAAGGAAAATGATGGTGCATATTCTGTAGGAAATATAGAAGGAGAACAAGTTCTCTACCTATTTGAACAAGAAGATGACGCAGTTAGATTCGCTTTACAGTTAGAAGATCAGGACTATCCTGAAATGCATGTCATAGAAGTTGATGATGATTTGATGCTTAAAACTTGCAATATGAATGATTATAGGTATACTGTTATAACCGAGAATGATATTGTTATTCCTCCATTGAAACACGATGATTTTATTTGAAAAGGTACGTTGGAAGAATTTTTTATCCACTGGCAACCACTTTACTGAAATAAATTTTACTGAACATGATACCAATCTAATTGTTGGTACAAATGGTACAGGTAAAAGCACGGTGCTTGATGCACTGACATTTAGTTTGTTCAACAAACCATTCCGTAAGATTAGTAAGAGTCAGTTAATTAATACTGTTAATGAAAAAGATTCGAAGGTAGAAGTAGAGTTTACTGTTAATGGAATTTGTTGGAAAGTCATAAGAGGAATCAAACCAAATATTTTTGAGATATGGAAAGATGGTAGATTATTAGATCAGTTCTCACATTCTGCAGATCAACAAAAATGGTTGGAACAGAATGTAATCAAAATGAATTACAAATCCTTTACCCAGATTGTTATTCTTGGTAGTAGTATATTTGTTCCATTCATGCAATTGACTGCACCAAACCGTAGAGAGGTTATTGAGGATTTACTTGATATTAAAATCTTCTCTTCTATGAATAATATTATAAAGGATAAGATACGTCAGAGAAGAGAGGAAATAAAAGTTCTCACTCTTAAAAAAGAATCTCTTAATGATAAGGTTCATATGCAAGAGAACTTTATTGAAGAGTTAGAAATGCGTGGTAAAAAGAATATAACAGATAAGAAAAGTAAAATAAAAGTATTGGGAATTGAAATTGATACTCACATTGAACATAATGAAATTAAAGAAAGTAATGTAACAGAACTTATTAAAGAACAGGAA